TGTATACCTTGCCCTCGTGAGTTAAGGCTGCCAAGATAGTCATGCTTTACGCTAGTGCCCTCTCTCGTAGCCAGTCAGCTCCACCATCCAAGTATACCTGATTTACATCCTGGTTCTCAGGTAGCGAGATGACAACCGCCTTGTCGAGGTCTTCCTTAATTCTTTTAGCAAGTTCCATTCCTGGATTTCTGCCATCCTCTTTAAGGTCGTTATCTGCAAAGATAACAATACGGTCAAAGCCCTCGAACATTTTCGGGAACCAGGGCTTCCATTGGGAAACACCAGCAATCCCCACCGCGGGTACACCAACAAGAGCAGACATGACAAGGCTATCAAGTTCGCCCTCACAAATAGCAATGACATCCGAACTATCATGAATGTCCACAACATTATATAGACCAACCTTTTGACCAGTAGGCCAAAGATACTTAGGAGAACCACCGTCAACCTTACGAAACTTAATGCCAACAACACCAGTGGGAGTGCGATAAGGAATACTAAGACAACCAACAGCATGCTCATGGCCTGGCGCAGGATCATTGACCGTACCTAGGCGGAATGTATCGGCGGCTTCTTTTGTTATTCCCCGCCCTAGCAGGTAAGAGGCCGTCTGATGATCCAGTGCTTTGGCGTACTTGTTTGCGGTTTCCGTCAGCAATAACTTCTGCTCTTGTGACAGCATCTTTAAATCCTATCTGTTCTTTGAATTGGACCACCGAATATACATCGCCATCGAACTGGCAGACAAAGCAATGGTAGCGTTGCTTGTCAATGTTTACTGTAGCACTAGCCTGTGTGTCATCATGCAAGACACACCGCATTGAAATATAACCATACCTGTTTGGTATCTGAGCGCCATAGTGCTCAAGTATTGCAGACAGATCAGGCTTATCTTTCACAATAGTTTGAGCACCAGGTCGCATGGATCTCCGCCCTCATCCCACTGTTCTTTTTCTTCATCAGACATGTACTCGTAGGTGCCGTCATGGGTAGCGCAGATACTATCTGTACACCAACCCTTGCTTATGCCATGTTGTACCCAATCAGCACGTTCGTTCCATTGTTCCGTGTTCATCGCTCTTCCCTTACAAACTGTTCAAGTGTTTGCACTACCCAAGCCTGATCTATGCTGGCCTGTCGGCGTTTAACAATTACATACGCAGGTGGGACAGGAGTGATGTTACGCGCTTTCGCATAGTTCTCTGCCTCAACAACGGCTTCACGCCAAAATCCTGGGAGATCAAGCTTTGCTGTTGCCTTGAGTTCAAGTACATAAGGTGCTCCTGACACAAAACAAACGATGTCGCCCTCGTCTGCCTTACCTGCAAGCCGTAAACGCTCTGCCATAATTCCTTTGCTTCGCAACCACTTAAGCACTGAAGTTTCAAAGTTGGATCCTTTCGCTTTTGCTGCTGATTGTTTACTAGCCATTGTGATCCTTAAGCATTTCAGTCCAGCATTCAGGGTGAATGCCACTTATAATTTGTTCGCGCATTGGTGCCATTAGATCAGAGAAAGCATCTTGAGCATAAGCCCCATTGATGTATCTCTTCAAGTCATCTTCCCAAACAGTAAGCATTCCACCCTTTTTGCAGTGTGGACAATCTTTTGTCACATAAGTTTTGTAACTCATACTATGCTCCTTCGATACTCTGCGCCGACAACGCTTTGTCTGTCATTGTATAACGTCATGCGACTAGCATCAGCATACAACACAGTAAAGTTAGTTCCACTGGCTGAGTTCTTGGCAAAACGGTTCTTAACACAGGCAACACGATACTCGCTGGTGTCATGATCCATTGCTACGGTCAAGATCATCTCAGGTAACTGACTAATCTTACCCTGAATACTCTTGCGTGATGGTGGATACTCTGGTCTGCCTTCGCCCTCAGAAGTATGGTGCAATAGGAATACTGCAGCATCTGTCTTACGAGCAACATGGTGCATGGCCTTGGCTATGTCTCTCATACCAGTCCATTCATTGTCATGTAGGGCAGCTACGTTCATCAGGTTATCAATGATAATCAAGTGAGGATACTCACCAAATGCTTCACCGTAAGCCTGAATGCTTATGTCAATGTCGTCTAGTGTTGGACTAGGATCAAACGAGAACTGCAGGTGCTTGAGCGTGTTTAGCTCATCCCGATAGAACTCATACCCATTGCCACTACTGAATGCTTCTTCTACATTGTTTACTTGGTTGCCTGTGATAACAGCAGAGGCACGAATAGCAGTAGTATAAGCATCCGTATCTGCACTGATGTAAAGTGTTGGCACACCCGACTTAAGCGCGTAGAACAAAGCAAGTAAAGACTTACCGCTATTCGGTTGACCAGCAATCATAGTGACTTGACCCCTACGGAATCTCACACCATCACTGGCTAACGCTGGAAACAAATCAGGTAAGAGCTGCGCCCCGCTTTTCTGCCTGTTGGCAGCCTGGGCAAGTGTAAGCATGCGCTTCTCCTGTCTGTTTGCGTTGTTGTAATACGATCTGCTGAACCCGACTTGGGGTTACTTCAAGCAGATCGCTGAGGTCATCGTAAGTCCAACCCCAGCGATCTTTTAACCTGAGTACAAGGCCGAAGGTAGCAGGATGAACTTTGGTTCCCTTGCGTACCACCATGACTTACTTCTTATCGAAGATAGGTGCACACTTGTCAGTAGCTTCTTTAGGCTGTGGACAGAAATAACCTGACCATGGCTTATTAGCAGGAGCAACATGTTGCATAACACCATGTCGACATGATGGTGCACCGCCACCTACTGGTGCTTGAGCATACTGTTGTGGTGCCTGTGCTACTGGTGCCTGGTTGATTACCTGACCACCTAGTGATGCAACTACGGTATCAACTGCTGATACTGGAGCTGCTGGTGCTACGCCACTTTGTACTGCGCGTTCTGCAGCCACGATGTCTGGCACTAGAGCAACAAAGGCTTTAAGGTTAAACTCAAACTGCTCTGCGGTTTCACCGTACACATTAAGCAATGCGCCAGATGATGTCTTGAAGTTAGCCTGTAAGGCTACGTTACCGTTACTCATTACTTAACCGCTTTCTTTGTTGCTGCTTTTTTAGCAGGTTTGGTTGCTTCCTTTGCACTTTTTTGTGCTCTTGCTAATGCGCTTTGTAGTGCTACATTTTCAAGTAACACTTCATACAGATCGTCTGACAATCTATCAAACTTTCTTTTTGATACAAACATTATTGCTCCTTCTGTTGTGCTATTGCGTATAATGGATCCATTAGATTTGCAAACTCCCCGCCCTGAATGTAGCAATAATCTTTTACGCTACACGATGAGCAGTAGTTGTTGGTGTTAGGTAGGAATACCTTACGTTGTACTGAGTCCTCGAACTGCCTAAACAATTCAGTAAACAGTGGTGCTGTCCAAAGATCCAGCCTTTGAGCTGGAATCATTATGACCTTTCGTGCATCATAGTAGTAACCCACACTTGGGCGAATACCAAACTGCTTTTCCATTGCAGTTGCGTATAGCCCTAGCTGCATGTCACTTCCTGGCATACTTGCGCCAGACTTAAAGTCCACTACAGCAAGTTCACCATCTGGTGTTATAGCAATCATGTCGGCAAATGCCTTGATGCGAACATCACCATACATGACATTGAATTGTATTTCAATACCAGGTATTCCTTCTGGAGTCATCCACACTTTCCAGCCTGATGACTCCCAAAATTCGATAAAGTTTTGCACCATGATAGGACCTTGCTCGGCCCACCAATCGCCATTTTCTTTATCTGGATTTGCTTTACTTGCGCGACCTGATGCACGCCAGTCTAGAGGATTAACCCCAGACTTTTCCTGCTCTTGACCGATGCAGTCATTAAACGCTTCGGCCCATAGTAACTGTGCTTTAGACATTTGTATCCTGCTCCAATGTTTCCCTGAGGTAGCGCTCTAGTGCGAGATGAACCGAAGATCCCCCGACTAATGCCCACGCTGGTTGAGTGGGTACGTGTAGCTCTCTTTCGAGCTGCCACTTCTTACCGCACTGTACCCAGGATGTAAATGACGAGAAGGATCTATGTCCCACCGTTTGTTCTTTGATTAATCCCATGAGAGAGACTGTACACACAACGAACACACAATGCAAATCAGTTAGTTCGTAGGCGTGTCGCGCCGTGATTTGACAAGTCCTCGAAGAGGAAATTATACTGCGAGCAGAGCGAGCGAAACAATGAACAAGCGCCTTGAGGCGCAAATTAGAACAAAACAAAACCGTGTGGTTAAAGGGGTTTAGTGTGCCCTCTGAATCTATACGGCCCTAGGAACGACAAAAAGGGCCACCTGATACCGAAGTACCAGATGACCCTTTAAGTGTCTTAGCGTCCCGCTGTGGGCTTCCTAGCCCTATCCTATGGCTGCTTTAAATTCTCTAGTTCCCAGAGTTAAAGCCTTAGGACCGTCATGGTAAACCATAACACCAATAGGCGTGCCTTTTTTAGCCTGGAAAAACCAGGTGTGTGAATCAATGTTATCCAAGGTTAGATCTAGAGCGTGCTGACCAGTGAAATCATTGAGTTTCAATGGATCTCGCGAGAACCTAGCAAGAATGCGCTTGGAGCCACCAGTATTGGCTACGTTTAGGTATACTCCAAAGTGACCCATGCCATCGGCAGTAGGTGTAATCAAAGCTACACCATTGAACTTAAGTAGTGTCCACTTCTTTGCAGGAATAACCTGCGGATGCGTGTCATCCTTCCAACTAACGTACATTAGGCACCAATCCATTTCGTAGGGTTAACAGACTTGAAAGCATTCCAATGACCTTTGTTATTCTGAACCTCAACGTGAAGGTGGGGTCCTGTGACATGTCCTGTTGCTCCGCTAAGACCAATGACTTGTCCACGCTTAACGTGATCGCCAGGCTTAACTTTAACTACTGATAGGTGCATGTAACCAGCCCATAGGCCAGGTGTGCGATCAGGGAACTTGATGTGATCGACAATTACGTGATGTCCAAACGCAGCTCCCCAATTGAATGAGGTAACAACGCCATCGTTCATAGCATGAACTGGAGTTCCAACTGGGCAACCAAAGTCAACGCCTTTGTGCATACCGCTGGCGTACAGCTTGGACTTAATACCGTAGCCTTGAGTTATCTTAAACTTTATGTCAACTGGGCGCATTAGTGCCCTGCAACCTGGTCGTTAACGACAACCTCAGTTGTAAGTGATGGACCGTGTGCACCAAACTTGGCTGAGACAACGCTTGTGGCAATGGATAGCAATGCGGCAGAAGCGGCTACGCCTAATAAGTCGGTAGTTGTTGCGCTGTTAAATAGATTTGCAGAAGCACTAACTGCTGCGAATGTTTGAATAAAAGTTTTAATCGAACGTTCTGCTATTGCTGCTAGAAACTTCTTTGTGTTCTTACTTAACTTCATTTGTATTTTCCTCTACGGTAGCGTGCTATGGTTACGATTACTTTAGATTTGTATGCTGGTTTTCTCATACTTCTACTGGTGTGAAAATTTCTTTGTATGTTCATTCACTAGCGTTCTCCCTTATGTGCTGTTCGTACTCACCTTTAAGTTGGGATAATTCCCTACCCAGGGTGTCTAGTTTTAAATCCATTTTGTTTACAGTGTCAGAGATGCGATTGATTGCTTCACGAATACCACCACCATTAGGACCAAACTGAGCCTCGATGCGGTGCAACCTATCTTCCATTCTCACCGACCTGATCTGTGTATCTTGCTGATTTTTTTCTATCTTTCGCCACACACCCCAGATACCTGCTAGAAGAGCAATAACATAGGGAAGTAAAGGTAAGAACCCATCCATAGACATTATGTTGTCCTCACCTGGACCATAATAATTCCACCAAAGCCCTTGAAACGGCGGTCTGGTGGATCGGTACGCTCAAAGGCAACCTTTTCAATAAGACCTTCGACCTGCTCACCCGTTGTAAAGTCTTGAATGGTAACAGTGTTGCCGTCACCTTCAATTTGTTCTAGCGCAGACAAGCGATCCCAAGCGCGACCTTCATAACCAGAAGCAATGTTGTAACGATCTGACTCAAAGTCATAACACATAATCGGAATACTAATTGAGCGTGTGCGTTTGTTGGCAGGCAATGCCTTTGTCTGATAGCCAACCATTACTGGTGAAATAGCAGCGTTGCTTGTGTTGCGGTTTAGTTGGAACCTGAAGGCAAGTTGTTCTGCAGGAGAGTCCAAGTTGGTTGAGAAGTCTTGATCTACTGCGGTGTCAGAAGCAACAGCGGTAACGCCAGTTACTGTGCCAGACTTATCAATTGTAGATATGGCGATACTGCCAGTTAAAGGTGATAGTGCGCGGACCTTGATAAACTTAAAGTGCTTCTTTTCCATGGTGTTGTAACGAATAGCACCAGTATCAAGATAGCCAGTAGAAACCTTGTTAGTTGCATGCTGGAAATACACACCCTGTCCATCAACAACGAAAGCAGCGCGACCAGTTTCACCAATGAAAGCAATGCCATCACAGTTACCCGTAACCCCAGAGTTGAGATCTGTAGTCCAAGCAAATTTGCCATCAGATAGTTGTTGTGACAAATCAATGCGAATAAGACCAGACTTACCGTCAATGTCTTCGGTGACAGTTGCGTAAGCAAAACGGTCACGGAAACCGAACCCATTAATGTGGGCTGTACCTGGTTGTTCATATGTCAACGGACCATAGGTAACATAACCGCCACCATAAACTGATGAGTCAATAGTTCCAATGCGAATACCTTTGTTGGTTCCGATGAGAACAAACTTTCCAAGGTAAATACCAAGGCTAATAACATGCTCATCGTCAGGGAAGTCTGCAGCGGATACGGCATTAGTTAATGTTGGGATAGTGCCATCACTATTAAGTGTAAGTTTAATAATGGATGATGTTATGCCAGCATAGCCAGAAGCATAGATACCAGTTGGTCCTTCAGCAATAGCTGTAAAGATCCACTTAGCATTCGGATGTATGTAATTAGGGTTACTTGAATTGCTTGTTAAAATTACCGTTCCTGCAGACACGGTTGCGTAAGCAATTTCTGCCGTAACATTGGGTATAGAAAATGAAACACTGTTAGTTGTAACTGCTGTAACAGTAGTTGCTACGTTAAACGATGTAAACGGTGCAGCAAAACTTGCCATAGTAATAGGATCGCCAACACCAAAGTCATGCTTTGAAGCAAACGTAACCGTAGCAGTATAAACACCACTTGTAGGGTTCTTGTATAATTGCGCTGCAGTAGCAGTTTTAGATGCTATTCCAATAACCTGAAACAAGTAATTATTAACACCAGCCATTAAGCGTTGCTTTACCCACCCGATGGTAACGCTAGTGACAGATCCAACTGATGCAGGGTAAGTAAAGATTGATGTGCCAGTACCGACACCAGTTAACAAACCTTTATAGATACCAGTAGAGTTGGCAACGTAGTAGTTTGTTCCATCTTGTGTCATGGATAAAATGTCAGAACCTGAACCACCATAAGTTACCGAGGTAACGGTGCCCGCTGAGTCAATGCGCTTTAATGCAGAACCATCCGAAACAAATACACATGAGACATTGCTTCCATCAATAGCGCCCATAATAGTTGTTACGCCAGTAGTGGTTAAAACTTTAGTGACATCTGGCAACAAAGAGATTTGTCCAGGAGTCCATGGGTCAATGCCAACAGATTTTTTAAAACGGTAGATAACATCTGGGCCTTGCAATGGTTCAAGGTAGTTAATGTTTGCGCCAAGGTGCCATGAACCTTGTGAGCGTAGCCACCAGCCCTCAAAGGTCTGCTCACCTGGTTGCTGTGTTGTATCTAATTGAGTTCGCTTGTATGTTGCAGTCTCACGAATGTATGGATACTTGTTAGATGCAGCTAAGTAGTATGGCTCGCCACCAATAGCAATGTCATAAACGCTGTCGGTATTTTGGTGAATTACGTTAGCCACCGCAGACAAACCGATTGGATCAACAACGTATTCTGTCATACTGTGTGTTGGTACTGCAGGATCTGTCAGACTTGTTTCATTAAAGAAAAACGTTGTTGCCGTTCCACCACTACTGTATGTACCAGAAACTGTTGATGCTGGTAGCCGTACGATAAAGGCTGTTCCAGTGCAAGAGGAAATCTGAGCACTAACAATGCTTAAAGTAGTTGGAGTAATACCAGTAATGGTTACGCCATCTCCAGCAGTAAATGAATTAGCCGCAGTAAATGTTACAACTTGATACGCTGGTGGGCCAGTAACATTTGTTATTGAGACACCAGTAATTGTTGCAGTTAAACCAACTGTTGACATTACTGTTCCACTTTGTCGGTAATTTCATTTCCGCATGGGCCGCAAATAACTGTTGGCAAAGGGTCAAGAAATTCAATTTCAATGTTTTCATTCTCACAACCTGATGTGTGGCAAGTAACTAAATAATTCATATCTTTCCTATCCTGCTGCCGTTGTTGATGTCATTTGAACCGCTACAAATGAAACTGATCTTGCGCTTGCCGAAGCAGTTGCGCCAGTCCATACATATAAATTCATTCCAGTAGTTGTTGGTGAAGAATAAGTCGCGGAAGTTCCAGTTGGCCCCGAGGTGCTTTGAATTGCAAGTGTCACTATGGGCGCAACTGCAAATCTTCCTGCTGTAAACGTAACGGATCCAGAACCCGTAATACTTGCCGTATTAACTTCCATTGCATATGGTATTTGAGTTGTCGGAGTAACAGTTGGAAGTGTTACAGTTCCAGTAAATGTTGGCGATGCAGTGGGAGATTTAGTATCTATCTGTGTTTGAATTGGAGAAGTAACACCGTCAACATAACCAAGTTCAGTAGATGTCACTGCACCAACAGATGTAGTAGAAGGAAGAGTAACTGTTCCAGTAAAAGTCGGTCCAGCCGTACCCGCTTTACTGTTAAGTTGTGTTTGGATAGCAGATGTTACACCAGCAACGTATCCAATTTGAGTTGAACTAACTGTTGAGGAAATTCCCAATTTAGTCCAGTCAACAGCAGCAGCCGCTGCAATGTCAGCATTAACAATTGTTCCATCGGCAATGTTTGTTGAGGTTACCGTGCCAGTACCAATGGCTGCTGAGGTAACAGAACCAGCAGCAAGGGCTGTTGAAGTTACCGCGCCAGTAGCTAGAGTTGCTGAGGTAACAGTGCCAGTAGGTAAGGTAACAGTTCCCGTAAATGTTGGACTAGCCAATGGAGCTTTTAGGGCAAGGTCAGTAGTTGATGCCTTTGCAGCAAGATCAGTAGTTAGATTAGTTACAGAAGCCTGAGCAACAGTTAAAGTATTATTAGAACTGTTAATAGTTTTGCCAGTTATTGTCTGAGTGGCACCTGTTGTTACAAGGGTAGAAGTGTCGGCAATACCATGAACACTTGTAGTTCCAGCAATATGTGCCTGTGCTTCACGCATATCACGACCAGTAATAACATGCTTTACTGTAGAGCCAGCACTATGAGTAATAGCAGTAGTGCTATCGACTCCACGAGAAATGATGTAAGAGTTAGTCGCAGAACCAACACTGGTAACATCAACAATTTCCTCGGAACTGGTATCGTAACCAAGCGACAAAGTAAATGGGTAGGACGTTGGATAACCAGCAATAGTTGCAAGAACAATCTGCGTATCACTAGCAGAAATTCCATAGACTAAAGTTGTATCTATCGCTGTGGATGAGTAGTAACGATTGATTGCCATGATTTACCTATCGTGTGTAGTGAACGCGGGTTGGGAATAGTTCTTGCTGACGGCGCATCTCGACAGACAAGCGATCTTTGTACTGAGCAAAGAAGTAACGGGAAGCCTGAGCGCCAGCACCTGAAGGTGTGGACTGGTCAAGGGCATCGGCCTCAACAGCCATAGCAGTAACACGAGGTGTATCAAGATAAGCAGATACACGATATGCTGCACCAAGGGTGATAACCTCACGAGAGGAATCAGGCAAACCACTGTCGGTAAAATCATCCGAATCAAGTAGCAATTCAGTTGGTCGCTTTGTGTAAACAACGTTTACCGTGCGACCTGGAACAATGCCATCATAGATAGATAGAGTTTTGCCAGTGTTGAATGTGGCAACGTTAGCAACCTTATCAATTTTCCAACGGCGAATAGGCAACCATTCACGGGTAGGACCAACGGTTTGCCAGCTAGCCTGAATAACATCAATGGCTTCGGTAGGTAATTGGTAAGTATTGCGTGCTGCAACGAATGGGAATGTTGTGTAGTAAACACCAAACAGATCGGGGTATACACCGTTGATAGCATTATTGATAGCTTTTTGGATTACCACGCGAGGGTATACAGGGGAGATAACTACACGATCACCAATGGCATGAATGGTAATGTTAGAGTTACGAAATCCGCGACCCTGTGGAGCAATGTAGGCAACGTTGTTTATGCGGTCAAAGTTATCAATCCAAAATAATTCATCGCCAATTTCAACAGTACCGCGTGATAGCGTTGTACCATCAGCAACAGTAAAGGAATAGTAAGCATCAGTGCTATTTTGTACCCATGGGGTAGAGGTTGCATCTGTAATAGCAGAAGTTAAATACGTTGCTTGGTCTTGGCGTTGAGTGTAACCAGATACTGAAATCAGTACCTCATCAACTATGTCTTTAAAGTTAGCCATTATACAATCCTCGCTGCGGCTTCATTTTCGCCAAGGCCAGAAGTACCAGCCAATTTGTTAAGAGCGCCCTGTATTTCAAGACCAGACGTACCAGCCTTAGCATTCAGGGCACCCTTAATGTCAAGACCGCTGGTTCCAGCATACAAATTTGCAGCACCTTGAGCGTCATAAGCAGGAACATCAAAAGAATTTAATGTGCCAGCCAAACGATTCATGTGGTATTGGAGAGTACGACCATCACCAGCAGCCATGATTACTTACCTTGCTTCTTGATTGGGGAACCGCCAACGCCTGAGTAGCCACCGCTAGGTAGGTCAGGGCGACCAGTCTTGCCTTCAAGACCAGAGGCAGTTTTCTTATCTGTACATCCGCATTGCACGCACATATTTACTTACCCTTCTTTACGCCAGTTACCTTTTTTAGGGCTGGATTCTTTTTAATTGCAGCAGGGGAAGCCTTACGTGCTCCCGCTGCTAAGATCGCCCCAGCGTTTTCCATAGGAATACCTTGCTTCTTGGCGATTGATTTTTGTACATTTTTAAAACCTTTAGGTGAGGCAGCCATTACTTGCTCTTCTTCATAATCTTTTTAGCAACAGCTTTATCTGCCTTCATGTCCTGCTTTACGGTCATAGATTTTTTATCCATAACCTTGTCGGCTTTTATGAATTTTGCTTTTTGAGCAGCAGTCATGCCTTTCATTACTTTTGCATCTTGCTTCTTGTCAGCCTTTTCGCTAAACTTCTTAGCAACAGCCATTACATTCCCACTTCCTTCATAACGGCACCATGTGCCTTGGTTATTGACTCAGCCTTAGGCATAGTGCCAGCGTCATAGGCTTTACCAAGTTTGTCACTGGCTTCGACAGCAGCTTTAATCTGCCCTATACGAGTACCAGCAGGTTGAATGCCTTGGTCTCTAGCAGCCTGGTAAGCATCAAGTTCACCATTCCACTTAGACTTAGACATAGCTTTAGTCGAGGAAGCATCTCCAGCATTCATTTCAATGTTGGAAGCACGAAGACAATCGCCCCATGTGGCGTGGTCTTTAGTTAAACAACCCGTTCTACAGGCCATCTTTGTATTCCTTTACAACAGAACTCACCATGAAGGCGTAGTTATCTTTAAGGCGTTGCTCATCAGGATTAAGTTCCAAAGCAATGCGCGAATGCTTTTTAGCCGAACCCTTTTTACCAAGGTTCCAGCAAGCAATAGACTTTAAATCGTGCAACCGCCAAGTAGTTGACTCATCGGCAAGATAGTGTGTGTCGGGCTTTAGGGCTAGACCTTTATCTGTGGCAGCTAAACACTCTTCCCAGCGTTCCCGTGTGTACATAAACTGGGAATAAGAGAACCAAGTTTCCATTTGTTCAGGGGCAGTCTCAGTACCAAATTGATACCATTGCTCGGCTTCTTGATTGTTGCCTAATTGCTGAAAACTAAAACCAGCATTGCGCCAAGTAGCAGCACGCTCAACATTCCAACCAGCATCCAATCCTCGGAGGGTTCCTGCTGTTCTGATGACATCTTCCCACCTTGAATGAAAGTAATACTCACGTGCCAAGTAAGCCAACATGCGTGAATCTGAGGGGTCTTCTTCTACCGCCCACTCTAGCATACCAAGGTACTGTGTACGTGGCTTAGAATCGTCTGGAGCGTGTTTAACCAGGGTCTCAACAACTATGTCGTTCTCTGGTCGTTTCTTGGAAAGAACAGGAACTTCATGGCATGGCTTAATCCAACGGAACCCATGCCTAGCATGAACCCTATTGTTGTTAGCCCAGATGGTTCCAGTATCCCACATGACCCAAGCTCTGTCGGTATTTGGTTGCCAGTGTTCCCTGAGTTTGTCAAAGAAATCTGGATCTGGTATTTCATCCATGTCTAGGCTTACACAGATGTCTACATCTGCTGGAACTAAAGCCAAAGCTGCATTGCGAGCATCATCAAACCTGAATGGGACTACACTAATTTTGTGTGCCTGGACACCATGCTTTGCAAGCAAAGCCATCGTGTTGTCTGTTGAGCCTGTATCTGCTACTATTCGTATATCAGCACCCGCTGTAGCCTTGGCCCAGCGCTCGGCATGTTTGGCCTCGTTAAGGGCAATGGCGTAAACTGCAATCTTCATACCACAACCCTATCATACTATGGGCGTAAAGACGATTTGTTTATTGCTACACCTTTGCAACAATCTGCGTATGAGTCGCAGTCTTGTGTTGGGCATCCAGTTCTACAAGCCATTAGGAACTTCCTCGTCAGTATCTACCCAGTTCCACCCGTTGATTGGGTAGGTGTAGGAATCTTTATCCTCAATGTGAATCTCGTAGTCAGGTGCATAGACGGCACTTTGAGCAACATAAACCTGATCGCCTTCAACTTTGTAAAATGGCATTAGACCGTCACCGTCCATCCCTTAGCCGTAGCAATAGTAGTCGTGCAGGTTGCTGCACCTGGATTGCCTGTGACTGTGATTATTGGAGTGCCAATGGTTGCCGTTCCAACTCCAGAGGATGTGCCTGTGGCTGTGCTGGTTATAAGAAATGTTGTTGAAGTATTCACCGCTGAAATTGAAGCACCAGCCGTATTAAAAGCAGCAGGAGTAAGACCTGCTACTGCTACGCTTTGAGCCACTTTGAAACCATGCGGCGAACTTGTTGTATAGGTTGCGGTTGCACCAGTTCCTGTTGCTGAAGAAATTGTGGCAACCGCAGGCTTTGTCGCAAGATTAGTAAAAACAGTATTTAATGCTGTGGCTGAAAGTTTTGAGTTTGCCAACGTAAAGGAGAGTGCTGGAGAGATAAAGTTAGCCGAAGATAATTGATATGTTGCTGTAAACATACTAGTTGTACCAGTAACCGAACTTGACTTGGAAAAATCCATTGCGCCTATTGAGTTAAGGTTGTAACAATTAACAAACATAGTTGGCATGGCTATAAGACTTGCGGTATTAAATAATGGAATTGTTGCTAAGGATGAGCAACCGTTAAACATACTTGTCATAATTGTTACGTTTGCTGTGTTAAACAATGGAACTGATGTAAGTGCATAACAAGAATTAAACATACTTGTCATATTTGTAACACTTGTCGTGTTAAATAATGGAACTGTTTGTAGCGCATAACAATACTGAAACATACTTGTCATATTTGTGACATTTGCCGTATTAAACAATGGAACTGATGTAAGTCCATAACAACTTTGAAACATACTTGTCATATTTGTAACGCTTGCGGTGTTATAAAGCGAAATTTTTGTTAACGTAAAACAAGCCTGAAACATACTTGTCATATTGTTAACACTCGCGGTGTTAAACAATGGAACTGATGGAAGTGCATAACAAGAAAAAAACATACTTGTCATATTTGTAACACTTGCGATGTTAAACAATGGCGTACTTTTTAATGAATAACAAGTATAAAACATTTGTGACATATCAATAACATTTGCGGTATTAAATAATGGCGCAGTTTTTAACGCATAACAACCGTAGAACATACTGTTTGTAGAAGTAACTGTGCCACTACTATTCGCAAGAATTACTGATTGTAATTCGGTGCAGTTGTAAAATTGATTTGCGTAAGTTGTCACCGCCCAAGCATCAATTCTTACTTGTTCCAACATTTTTGGTGCTAAAGCTTGAGTTGCGCTACCAATAGTAAGCGTGGTTAAAGATGCGCCGTTAATCCAAACATCAAGCCAGTTGTAAGAATAATTGGTATTTGTTGAAACCAATGACGGATGCTTTACAGCAGTAAGAACAAGCGCAGTCATTGTTCCCGACTGCGGGTACACCGTAACGATTGCCATTTTGTAACCGCGAGAAGATACCGCGCTGGAAAGTGTTGTGTAGTTGTAAGTGTGTGAAGCAACTGCCGCGCTTGTCCAGTTGTCTACCGTTCCATCGCCCCAATCAACGGTGTAGTTTCCAGCCGCCGTTGCACTAAGCGCAAGGTATTGAGTATCGTCATTGTAAACAGCAAACAAACCAACCATTTGGTGCGTTGTTGGCGTTGGTAGTACCAGCCAATCAGATGGGCGAACCCAAGCGTCAGGGTCAACGACTGTGTTTGGATTCGTGCCTATTGGCCGCCGCCGTATGGACTTAACTGCCATTAGGAAATCTCGCTACCGTATGCACCAAACGCAAAGTTTGCCGTAGAAGCGTAAACCGTTATTACGTCAGTTGTGGCTAGTGTCAAGCCAAGTGTGAAAGTGATTGAATCGTTAGCGTTAAGACTTGCTTCATAAACAACGTAATGCAGGTTAGCCAGGGTCGCGCCAGCAGGTCGAACGGCGATTCGGTATGTACCCGATACACCAATGTTGGCAACTGTGATGGTGGAGACAACTGTTGAAGTGGCGGACGGAACTGTGTAAAGAGTTGTCGCTGTTGTAGCTGAAGGATTTGATTGTCCTAAAACCTTATATGTTGTTGCCATTGTTATGCTCCCATCAGCATGAAGATGTCAGGTCGTGCATCAGTAGATGAGCCACCTGATTGCGCGACCCATTGAGTGTTGTAGTTAGTGCCGTCAATCTTGGCAAGTACCTGACCAGTTGTTCCGCCCGTTGGAACGCCTTGACCGTTCGTGCCATTAGTTCCATTAGTTCCGTTAGTACCAGCCGCGCCAGTTGCGCCCGTAGCACCTGTTGCACCAGTAGCTCCAGTTGCGCCAGTTGGGCCAAGTTGCGTGTACATCACCTGTTGTGCAGTAACAATCATTGAAGCTACGGCTGGAGATGCTGGTGAAGTAGTTGCCGCTTTTGCTTCTAAAGTATTGGCTGCATCATCGCTCATCCAAACAAATTCAAGGTAATCATTTGCAGCCAAAGTAAGCACATAATTCCAAGCAGGAAGAGCATGATGATTTTGATTAGAAGTAGTTATTTCGCCATTAGTCCAGGTTAAATCTGTTCCATTTTTACGTAACCAAATGTTTACAGTAGAAGTTCCATTATCTGAAACTTGTGCAGAAAATTGAACATTGTACGTTCCAGCATAACCAAAAACAATACGAGATGTTGGAGTACCAATGGTTACACCATTGGTTTCAGCAGTAGTGTTAAGAGTAATTGCTTTAGGAGTATTGGCTGCTGTTAAAGTTTGAGTTGTGGTGTCATAAAAAGAACCATAATAACCAAGAGTTCCACCTGCACCCGTAGTACCTGTAGACCCAGTTACACCTGTCGGACCTGTAGCGCCAGTGCTGCCAGTTGAACCAGTAACACCAGTAGGACCAGTAGAGCCTGTCGCACCCATTGAACCAGTCGAACCTGTTGCACCTGTAACTCCCGTAGAACCAGTAGGTCCCGTAATGCCCTGTATGCCTTGTGAGCCTGTCGAACCAGTGCTTCCTGTACTTCCAGTAGCACCCGTACTACCAGTAGCTCCTGTTGGACCTGTGACTCCCTGTGAACCCGTTGCTCCAGTAGAACCCGTAACTCCCTGAATACCTTGTGAGCCTTGTGGACCAGTAATACCCTGTATGCCCGTAGATCCCGTAGAACCAGTAGAACCCGTAGAACCTGTGACACCAGTAGGCCCTGTGGGGCCTGTGGAGCCCGTAGGACCCGTTAAACCTATCGGCCCAGCTACAGTTGAGTCGGCTCCTGTAGCACCTGTGGGCCCTGTAGGGCCCGTTAAACCGATAGAGCCAGTGGGACCAGTAGGTCCCGTAATGCCCATAGCAACAATTTTCCATGATGAAGTTGCGGTGTCCCAATATTTTAGATTAGCCATTATGCTATACCCACCGTTCTAGACATTTCAATCCAGTTAGTACCATCGCAAACAAAGTTAAATACAAAACGAATTGCAGAAGTACTGCCAGTAGTTAAAGTACCAGTGGTTTTAAATCCAGTTCCAAAGGTTATGGTGCGTGAGGTTGTGCCAGAAGTAAGAATAATTAATCTTGAAACTGAACCAGCAGTAGCGACAGTGGTAGTGTAAGTTGCGGTAGCATTAGGGGTAACTTGAACCGTTTCAGCATTATCTAAAGCCATGGCGGTAGCACCCGTAGTAAGTGTTGTAAAGGTTACTGTGGCTGGGGTAGACCATTGTGTGTTGTAATCAGTAGAATCAATTTTAGTAAGAACCTGACCTGAAGTTCCACCAACAACTACGCCTTGACCATTGGTTCCATTGGTTCCCGTAGCGCCAGTAGGCCCTGTAGGGCCTGTTGAACCTGTAGGACCTGTAGGTCCAGCAACTGTGCTATTTGCTCCAGTGGGACCCGTTGGACCTGTACTGCCCGTAGGGCCTGTCGGTCCCGTAGGTCCAACCACGCTAGACCACTGCGTGTTGTAATCGGTGCCATTAATTTTTACTAAAGCCTGACCAGTTGTACCGCCAGAAGGAAGCATGGTTGCTGATGGGTCATCAGTATCAAGCCATAACACTTCAGTTGTTGGAGGGGTTTCAGGTTGAACGGCAAATCCAACACCAGTAGGACCAGTTGGTCCTGAGTTACCCGTAGAACCTGTAGGACCAACAATACCTTGAGGACCGATTAAACCAAGTTCGACAACATGGGTATCGGTAAAAACATTGTCCATGACAGTGGACTGGATGGGGATTTCCACCACCGACATGGCGTTTTCAATTTCAAAGTAATCTGTCATTAACGTGATACCTGAGGATCTACAACAAATGCGCCTTCAAGAAGGGTAGTGGTTGTGCCGTTTGGGGCAAAGACCTCAAAGTCATAAACCCAAGTACCAGAAGGTAAGGCTGCAGTATCTGTTGGAGAAATGTACAAAGTAAATTTGCCATTAACGCCATCAACAGTGATGCGACCATTTTCAGTTGAAAGTTCAATTAACTTATCTGTAGATGCGATACTACGGCGAATCTGCATGCGTGCTGTGTAGCTTGTAACGTTGACAGGAACAGTATCAATTTTCCAAACGGGCATGTTTTGAAAAGTGTCACCCTGAGTGAGTCGGTAATTGTAGCGACCAGGTTTCACTTATGCCTCCGTTGTAATGTATGCGCCATATCCAGCAGTCGTAAGACTAGCGGCTTCACTGGCAGAAACTTCATTGATGTGGCCACCTTGGTAAAACAAGACAGCGTTTTCTAATTGCTCTAAGCCTGGTGTGCGGAAGTGGGAATAAGACCCATCGGCATTCTTCAGGATTGTGTCTGCACGCGGTAAGCGGAAACGGTAGAACAATCGGTCATCACCAGCAGGACCCTCTTCAACAGTAGGTGTTGTAAAGAAGTATTTCACGCTGGCTCCTAAATAAAAATTGTGTAAAGGGTGGTGGCCCCCCGCCCGTTATATGACGGAGGACCACCTTGACTTTGTTTAATTAATTAAACGTTGTCAATGCTTGAGGTTGACTCAATGCGGTATAGTGCTTGTTCACGGTAACGAGCGAAACCAAGAACGCCGTACCATCCGATTGGACGGAAACGCAT